TATCCCTTTCATCTGCTCTCTAAAGGCTCTGATGTATCTAGCAAATCTCATAGCTAGAGCAAAGGGTTTGTCACTCTTGATACAGATAGAGGGTGACTCTTCTTCTGTTTCGTCTAGGTGTTTCCTAGCCTTTTCCAAAGCGTTTGAGATATCTATCTGTTGGAATAGGTTGTAGGTTTTTGGATTGTAAGCCATTTGCATTCTCCTGTTGGTATTCATAATCATCTGTGTCATCAAAGACTCCTCGTGCTGAGCTATCAGTATAGATATCTTCTGAGTGGTCATCGAATCCATCTAGAACAAAGTCCCCATCATCAGGAACCCATTCTGTTTTCTTAGTTTTCTTATTATATTTACTTACCATTGCGACCTCCTAAGTCTAGGTAGGAAGCAGTTATTCCTACAGTTAAAAAACCAAGCCATACAATAGCTAGGGGGTTGGGTAACGATAGTACTGCTGTTATCGTTAGTAGTGTATAGAATCCTTTAGTGGCAAGCCACACATATCCTTTACCAAGTTCTTCCATGTTTCCATTCTTTCGTGTTGTCCGTAACGATAATAAAATCATCGGATAGATTAATATCTGGCTCGTCAGTATACACATAGATTATAGCTTCTATGTCATCTGGTACGAGCTTCACTTGGACAGGCTCATAACCTGCACCAATCTCTATACTATTGGTTATCTGAAAGACTCCTTCATCAACCTCATATAATTCTCCTTTAATACTGTACCCATTTTCTTTCGGCACTACAATAGGAAATATTCCATTGCCATAATCTAGTATGTCAAAGTTAGGGGCAGTGTGGTACTCGCCTTTGTATTTCTGTCCATCGAGTATGCCACTTAACCTATGCCCCTTCTTTAGTGTGCCGTATACAAATAGATTTGTCATGTGGTACGAATATATCTAGACACCATTTGTCTATGTTTATCTTCCCATATAGCCTTCATGTCTTTTGTTGTTGCATTTTCTTTTGCAATAAGTAAGTTCTTTAATCTTCTTTCAATGGTTGCCATACTCTTATTGTATGGGTGTTCCTCAGCTTTTTTGTAGTGCATTAACTTCTTCCTTTATTATGTCTAGTATCTGAGGGTTGTCTCTGAATACCCCCATCAGCCAGTTGGTTGTGGTGTTCGCTACTTGTTCTTCTGCGTCATCATCTTTCAATGCTCCCCCATCTGCGTTAAGAGATGATAGGTATATGATTGCATGTATGATCTCATGTAGTAAGGTGTTGGCATAGTCAATGCCACTTACTTCTTTCTGTATCTCTATCTTGTTTTCTCTTGCAAGATATTGACCGAAGCAATCGGTGTTACTTTTTCTGAACGAGGGTTCAGTCCTCTCAATAGTTATATCAGCAAAGCCTATCTTAACTTTGGTTAACTCATTGTTTTTATTAGATCTTTTCATCATGATGAATTACTTTCTGTTATCGCTGTGTTCAAGTCAAAGTATTCTCTAAACAGTTGTGTAAAGTCTGGATTTTTTATAGTCGTTTTGTCCAAAGGCTTATTATACTTTATTTTAGGTGTCTTGTCAAATGATAAAACAGCTTCGTCAGTTAGTTGTTTGTGCATATCTTTAGGCATGATAAGAACTCTCCGCCCCCAAGTTTTTGCTATGATGTTGTACTTATCTCCATAGTGATATGTGATGTAGTGCTTATCATCTCTAGCTCTGCCTACATACCTACGGAAATAGTAGAGAGGGGTGTTGTTTTCTTTTACTCGTTTGCACAAAGCTCTCTTGCTTGTACCCTCTCGTACTAAGTCTCTTTGCTCACCACCATCTTCATCTTCCCAGTATTCATAGACAGGGGCATCGAATCTTATCTGATCTGCCTTTGCAAAGTATCTATCTAGATAAAACTTAGCCATGTCTAAAGCCCTCGTCATCTAGCATGTAATCAACATCACGATATTGATCTCGCCATTCGTCATCATTTTCTGCAATCATATCATTGAGTACAGTTACTTGAGACTGTCCATACTTAGCCACAAAATCTTCTCGTGCTTGATCTAGTGTCATGTTTTGTTCAGCCATTTCGTCAATCAAATGCCAAGAGTATTCTTGCATTTCCATTAACCAATTTTTTACTCCGCTCATATAGTCCTCCTTGTTTTATATTAATAATATAGTAGCTATGACAACCACAACTACTTCCCACATCTCTGCGTCTAGCATAGATGTAAAGAACAGTACATCAATCATTGTTCTATCCTCTCTAGCTTATATACTTCAACAGGTATTGTGTCAACAGTATTTATTATTTCGGGCATATCTTTTTCAGTTATGCTGTTGGTATAGCTAAGTCCAGTATCTCTATTATATTCTAAGGTGACTGCAACTATTGCAACCAAACCCCATGCCCATATCATACCTAGCACAAACCAAACGGCTACCCATAATTTATATCCTATATTCATAGCATTAACCACCCAATACATAGCACTGTGTAAGTTATCATAAAGGCAATCACCCAATTATCATTATTCATAGTTTTATTCTCCTAAGTTGTGGGGGTAGTAAGGTATAATCAGCTAACGATTTCTCGCTTGGTAATTTATCCTTGCCCCCCTTGTTTCATCTAACCGATAGGCTCGTAGCTAGTTGTCGGCTTTCAACATACTCACCGATAGGGTGTGAGAAAATAAACACATAAACCTTTCTCACTTCAGTTCTCTTTGGCTCTTATCTCCTGTACAGTTCGACTTTTTCCACTCGACCAAATGTGTTTACTGAATATTGTATTATACCATATTGGTATTTAATTGCAATAGTTATCTACACTACTGAACACCGCTAGATCACCGAATGAACACTAATGGTCACGATTTCGGGGCGACCCACCCCCATACCCTTATAATATACGATCATTATTATATATATATTTACTATATATAGTATATATAGTTAGGTATAACATACTAGAGGCTTTGGACACCCCTAGTATAAGATTCGTGACGTATCGTGTTCTATCGGTGTTCACTCGGTGTTATACTATTTGTTGCCTCGACTGTCATCAAGGTTTGATAACCCCCAAATCCATTCGGCAGTACCGATAGGATTAAGCTCGACTAGATCAAGTATATCCTCTTGAGTTGCCCCCAAGAAGTCTTTGTCTGTCAATGTGAAGTCATCAGGCTGGGCTAGATCAACAGATGTTTCGGCGTATGCTCTACCATATCTATCTTTTGGTTGATCGGTATCGTAATCCCAGTATGGGTCTTGATCGTAAGAGAAGTCATACTGATATGATCTATCGCTGTATATACTTCCATTACCATAATTACCATAGATAGTATTAGGAACTTTCTTACCTTTGTTGATATCATAGTTGAAGCCTACCCCACGATTGATAGAATAGGTGTTTGATACCCACCCTACACCTTGTACTTCTTTGCCTTGTTGAGGATTCACGATGGTGAACTCTTTGGTTTTGCCATCGAGGAATACCATCTTGTCAGTACCGATTGTCTCGGCTAACATATCTTGCCACTCAACATTGTATAGCATAGCAGGATTGTGAGATAGTTGAGGTCTCAATATCCACTTGATAAATTGGTGGGTGTCCGATTTGTTTGCGTCAATCATTGGTGTAGGTAATCTTGCTCCATTATGCATTACCCATAAATCTCTACCATGTTCCCTTGCATTGAGAACTTGGAAGGGGTGTGATAATGACCGAGTTGTCTCACCTTCAGTAGTAAATCTGAAGTGAATACCCATTGGTGTATCTAAATCTTTGTAGATATCCCACACTTTGTTGATGTCTTTGAATGACTTAGGCACGATCTTGTGTGTGTGTACCTTGCCATTGTTATAGAACATGACACCAAAGCCATCACTATTATTTTGGTAGGCACATTCCATTAAGTCTATGTCTACTTTTTTTGGTTCATTTGTTTGTATTATTAAGCACATATTATTATCTCCTATATTTAGTTAAGATTTAACCATTGACAACATTGTCAATAGCTTCGTTGATCTCATTGGTTACTAGACGATTAGGTCTGCTATCTTTGAGATACCCTTTGCGAACAAACCACTCATTGATGTATGGAAAGTCTGCTCTGTTTCTTGGTAGCTTAAACCACTTCAAGAAATCTCTGTAATGTAATTCGTTGAAACTACATTGTTGCACATATTCACCAAGAGCAAAAGAGAATTCTAATACTCTCAATATGCCATTCTTGGTTGCGTTGCCTCTGAATATTCGTAGCTCGATTGATTGAGCATGAGCAGTATTTACGGCTTCATACTTTGTATAATCTCGCTGTCCACCCTCGGCAATTCGTTTCTGTTTGAACTTAGCATAATCGTTAGCTTTGCGACCAGCGACTGCCTCAATAAAATTTCTATTGACTTCATCATTGATAATGACTTGCAGTTTGCCAATTTGTGAGGCAGTAAACGAGGCTCTATTGAGGTGAACATGAATACCGCAAGTATCAGTATTCCATGCTTTCACTCTTGTATTGCTATCGCTATCAGTCCAATCATGCCATGAAAATAATTTATCTAATTGTTGTTTGTGATATGCTAGGGTACATGGAGCAGTTACCATTTCAAAGCCATTTCTCAATGAGCCATCACCTTTGAACATACAGTATCTACCATCAAAGAAATCATCAATCATTTGAGGAAAATCATCAGGGCAACTGCTTCTCGCTTCCCACTCACATTCAAGTCCACCTACCATAGTTTTGCGATTTATCACTTCGTGAGGTAATGACATCTTAGAAAGTCTTTCCATGACATCATAGTCATAGCGATACACCCCTTCAAAATTTGAATCGTGATCTTCATCACCATCTTCATCATATTCTGCATAGTCACAATCCTCATTGTGAACATATTGATCTGAGCGATTATGCCAATAGTAATCTGATTCTCTGCAATCTTCACATATTATTTGATCGCCACCATAAGCTGAAACTGTGTCCTCGTCTGCCATATTGACACCGCAATTATCACAACAATTTAACTCAAATAGTTCTGTTTTATAATTATTAAGTTGATCTAAAAAACATTCCATAAAGCGATAGAATAATTTTATATCTCGATTATCTAGCATTTGATTATAGCGAGTTAGTTTATATTGAAAGTTGTGTAATTTATTTTCAAATCTTGTCCATTCGTGATAAGTGAAATATCTAGTCGTAAATATTTCGCAGAAATCATAATCAATTACATCATCAACATTGATATAGTCATTATCCCAATCACGATATTTTCGTTTGGCTTTGTTGAACTCTTTGTAAAATCTCGCAAGCCATTTAGTGTAAGTAGATCGGCTCGGATTTTCAAACATACAATCATCAAGTAATAATGTATTATATGTTCTCATTACTTGGTAAGGATTTTTAGTAAACATAGTTTTTGTCTCCCATTTGGTTATGATATAAAATTATTTTTATATCTTGCTATATACAGTTGCCTATACATAGCAGGTTATAAAAATTTGTCAAGAATTATCTTTTATAAAGATTATCCAATGCGTTATAGTCTTTTCTCTCGCACAATGGCACATTATTATTTTCAATAATGTAGCGATCTCTTGCCGATTTCCAATTAATAAATTGGTGTTTAAGCATATTCTCAAAGTTTAATTTAGCTTTTCTTTTATTTATTTCTAATGATATGGCAGTCATATTTTCAACCCCTCGCTAGGATAATGTTGTTTGATTTCTTTGGTACTCATATTAGAAGCTACTGTATAAACAATTTTATGTTTCAGTTTATCTTGTTTTTTGATAACTTCTTTTATTAATTGTTCTCTAATTGATCTCATTATTTTACCTCGCTTTTATTGTTTGATGGATAGTAATAATTCTTACCTAAATATTTGAGTAAGCCGTTGATTCTTTTTCTTAATTGCTCATGAACTTGTGCGATTTCTTTCTCGCTTATTTGGATTCTATCATCATTAATAGATTCTACCCAAAAATCTTTTTTCAATTCCATAGCGTCAATTAACAATTCTTTTGCGAATTGGTTTGGTGTGTATTTTTTATCGTAGTAAGTAATAGCCATTATGCTACCTCGCTTTCATCTTGGTTGGTTAAATATGAATTATCGTAGTTAGTATCGGATAGCAATTCATCATAATCATAGCTATCAAATTCATCATGTAGTAATTGAAGTAATTTCATTTTTTCCATTATGCTACCTCAATTCCAAATTCTTGTTTTAAGTAGCTTTGAAGCCTTTGTTTGTTTCTGCCTGTCGCTTTCTGCCATTGGTACAACATCTCGCTTTGAATTGCGGTCAATGACCCCCAATGATCGTATTGGCTTTTCTCACTCGCATACACAGGTGCTTGAGGTTTGCGGTATTGTTTAGGTTGCTCGACATATCTATTGACATATGGTTGTCGATATACTGAACTGATTTTCATAATTTCCCTTTCGGTAAAAATTCTAATTTAGAATCATTCTAAACTAGGTATCTCTAGGAGATGGCGTCATTATGCACACATTGAAAAAAATGTCTAATCAAGAATTGTTACAGAATATTACACCCTATCCAGTCCAGCTACGTTCACCTTTTGTTCTTATTTTCCAGTCCAGTCCAGTCTTGTGCCTTATTCCTGCCACAATTTATTACAACTCAGATGTTCACCTTTTGTTCTCATAGGCGACCTAGTGGTACTATTGCAAATTAGAATCATTCTAAAGTGGGGTTTCGCTGGATAGGGGGTGGGTATGTTGCTCAACCCCCCACCCCAAAAATTTAGCTAGTGCCAGGGTATACTAATGCGTGTAAAAAAATTTTAGCAAATTTTGAACTTTTTTTTCAAAAGACGTGCGGCCCCCCTATTTAAGTGGGGGAGGAAGCATCGCGTGAGAGTGAGAGTGTATATAGGATGCCCATGTGATCCTCCCCCGTACAGGAGACGTGACACATTGCGTGCCACACCAACATTATATCCTAACGCCTCTTGCATTGCAACCTTTATTATTGTATAATCCACATATGGCCGAAGATAACACAGATGCACTTAAACCGCTAACCGGCAAACAAGAACTTTTCTGTCAAGAATTCATTAAAGATCTTAATGCTGTACAAGCGGCGGTTCGGGCGGGATATCTACCTCAGCATGCAAAAAAGAATGCTTATACTTTTTTGAGGCATGCGGGCATATCAGCGCGAATATCTGAACTAAAGGCCGACTCAATGAAACGTACGAAGATTGAGGCGGATGACATACTGCGCAGACTTATACGTATCGCTGAAAGAACAGAACAAGAGGGCGATTATAATGCTGCCATCCGTTCCCTTGAGCTCCTTGGTAAACACCAGGCTCTATGGACTGATAAAAACATCACGGAGATTACAAATGCATTTGCTACTGGAAACAGTGACGAGGATATCCAACGTGATGTGGAGCGCTTACAAAAAATAGCCGCACCAAAACTAAAAATAGTCAAAGGAAAATAACAATGGCCAAAAACAAAACAGTTACTTACAATTATAAAACTGGAGAAAAAATCCAGGATAAAAAAGTTGGTAACAAAAAAACAGTTTCAAAAGTAACATACGGCAAAAAAGCTGGACCAAAAGGTTTTCAACGTAAAGCAAAAATAGTTGACAAAAAAACCCCAGGAGGTGGAAGATCAACTGCAGTTTATGCATCAGACAGAACACTAAAAAGCATAGGACCAGATGATGCAGCAGGTAAAGATGTTCGAGAGAATATAAAAGCTGAAAAAGCAGCTGCAGACTCTGTTACTATTGGTAAGAAAACTTACAAAACAAAAAACAAAAAAGCAAATCCAAATCTTAGAAAAAGATATAATTTTTAAGGAGCAAACATATGACAGATTCAGCAATGAGCAAAATGCAAAAAGGCAAACAGCCTATGCTAACTAAAAAACAAAAAACTTTACCAGAAGCCTTAAAGAAAAAGATAATCGAATCTAAAAAATCTGGCGCTGGTTATTCAGGCAGTTATAGTTAACATGTCAGGCCCTAAAGTAAAAAAGAAATTAAAAACTAAAAGTAAGAGGTTTCCGCCGAGTGGTCCACCTCAAAAACTTAAAATGCTACCACCAAGTGGTCCGCCTAAAAAGTCGGGTGCAGGTTATTCTGGTAGCTATAGTTAATTTTATTTGGCTAAACAAAAACCCCCTCCCCCTAAAGAAGACCCGCCCAATGCTCTAGATGAGTTTTGGAAACACTTGGGGTGTGATCCTAAGACGGGCAAACCATATAGAAGGAGAGAAGATGAAGGGTAAATTACTACAACCAAATTTAGATTTATACGATCCATCAAAGCCGATACCGGATTTGTGGAAGCACCTGGCTTTATGGGGGCACCATGCATATGTCATTGTCGAAGGAAGATAGAGACGCAGCAACCAGGCTAGCCATCATAACTGCGCGGGACGATTTACTTGCGTTTATTATGTTGATGAACCCAAGCTTTAGTGTGGGCCCGCATCACCGTGTATTGTGTGATGAGTTAATGAAATTAGAAAAGAATGAGATTGATCGTCTCATGATTTTTATTTCACCTCGTGCATCTAAATCTTTAATTACTTCTACATATTTTCCAGCATGGGCTTTAGGACGTAATCCATACTGGCAAGAGATTGCTGTGTCTCACAGTGATGATCTTGCAACTCGTTTCGGTAGATCTATTCGTGATATCATAACTTCAACTGCATATCAAACGATCTTTCCTAAAATAAATATTCGTAAAGATAACCGCTCGGCAAACAGTTGGGCATTAGAACATAACAAGAATCAAGCTGGCTCGTTTCTCGCAGCCGGTTCTGGATCTGGTATTGCAGGTTTTGGTGCCCATCTAGCTATAATTGATGACCCTATATCCGAGCAAGATGCTTATTCAAAGACTCGAAGAGAACATTTGAATAACTGGTATGCTTCAGGACTACGTACAAGGCTTATGCCTGGTGGTAAAATCGTGTTAGTGATGACCAGATGGCATGAAAATGACTTAGCTGGTCATCTTTTAAAGGCAGAAGATAGCGGAGTTATGGCAGATAAGTGGTCTGTTGTTAGTATTCCTGCCCTAAATACCACAGATTCTGGTAAAAAACTTACAAAAGGTAGGACAGATCTTATAAATCAAGGCTATTTAACAGAAGAATACCCTAAAATTAAACGTGGTGAGTCCTTTTGGCCTGCATCTGACCAGAAAGATGGGTTCTGCTGGACTACTGAAGAGCTTATTCGTACTAAAAACAACACACCTGCCTTTAAATTTGATGCATTATACATGCAAGCACCTACAAATGAGGAAGGTGGCATCATTAAAGACAAATGGTGGCAAGATTGGGACAAACCTAGCCCACCTGAGTGTGAATATATCATACAATCTTGGGATACTGCGTTCTCTACCCGTACTACAGCCGATTATTCTGCAGTAACTACGTGGGGAATCTTTAATTCTGGCTTTGATATGCCTAATGTAGTGTTATTAGGGGCAGAAAGAGGGCGTTGGGACTTCCCAACCCTACGTGAAAAGGTAGTTAGTAAGTTTGATCAACATGATCCTGATACAGTATTGATTGAGAAGAAAGCATCTGGACAATCTTTGATTCAAGACTTACGTATGACTGGTATTCCTATACAAGATTACCAACCTGATAGAGATAAAGTAGCTAGAACTTATGCTATTACTTCATTGTTCCACAACGGTAGAATTTATGCCCCCTTTAACAAGGCATGGGCTAAAGAAGTAATGGACGAAGCAAGAACCTTCCCATCAGGGGCGCACGATGACTATATGGATACTTTAACACAAGCATTATTATGGATTCGTAATGGTGGATACGTTACACACAAAGACGATACGTGGCTTGACAAAGCGGAAGAAAGTATTTATAATAGAAACCGTAGAGCATTTTATTAATAGGGAGACTTAAAGGAAACAAAATGGCAATCGAAAAAGTTATTACTCCAGATTTGGATACACCTACAGTTGAAATACCAACTGACGAAGATATACAACTAGATGAAGCAGGCAATGCAGAAGTAACGCTGCAAGATGATCAAGCTATGGCTGAGGCAGAAGCAATGGGTCTTATGGATGACATGATGATGCCTATGGCAACTGAACATGATGCAAACTTAGTTGAGTTTATGGACGAGCAAGATATTACAGAACTTGCTAATGAATTATATGAAGGATATCAAACAGATAAAGAAGCTCGTGGTGAATATGATGAGATTGCAGAAGATGGTGTTAATTTATTAGGATTATCTTATGATGATTCTAGTCAACCTTTTCCTGGAGCATGCGGATCTACACATCCAGTTCTTGCACAATCGGTAGTTAAGTTCCAAGCAAAAGCTTTTAAAGAATTATTTCCAACAGAAGGTCCAGTTCGTACTCGTATTATGGGTGTACAGACTGATCAAAAAATGCAACAAGCCAATCGTGTTAGAGATTTCATGAATTGGCAAACACAAATTCAAATGCCAGAGTATGGTCCTGAGTTAGATCGTTTATTATTTCACACAGCTCTATATGGTTCAGCATTTAAAAAAACTTATTGGGACGCAACTTTAAATAGACCACGCACTGAATATATTAAAGCACAAGATTTTTATGTAGACTACTATGCATCTAATTTAGAAACAGCAGAACGTTTTACACATAGATATACTTTATCTTCAAATCAAATTAGAAAATTACAATTAGCAAAATTATTTGCTGACATAGAATATTCAGAAGATTCAGAAATATCAGAGTCAGCTGCAGATGATGCAGCAAATGAAGCTGTTGGTTTAAGTAAGCCTGGCAACAATAGTGAGCGAGTAGAAATTTTAGAGATGCATGTAGATGCAGATGTTCCTGGCTTTGAAGATCCTACTGGAGTTAAACTTCCTTACATTGTTTACATGACTGCAGATCAAAAAGTTTTATCTATTAGAAGAAACTGGGACGTAGAAGATCCATTTAGAAAAAAGAAATTATATTTTACACATTACACTATGATACCTGGTTTAGGTTTTTATGGTTATGGTTATTTACATTTAATTGGTGGTTTAACAAAAACCGCAACTTCATCAATGCGCCAGCTTATTGACGCTGGAACATTCGCAAATTTACCAGGAGGATTCAAAGCTCACGGATTACGTGTC